GGAGAAAAATCAGGAAAGGATAACAAGGAATCGGATACGATTGCTATCATCCGAACATTTATATTCATTACTTACCTAATTACTAACATAGCGATTGTTGCTAATGCTGTACGACACTGGAACGACATTGATTACACCAGAGACCCCAGACAAACTAGCCGAAATTATTAGAGACACTTGGCCAAATCTTTACCGTCCCCCCGCTAATTATAAAAATGAAAAAAGGATTCGCACCAACCCCTCCTCCCAAGAAGAAAATGAAAAACCTTCAGGCGGCACTCAGGAGGACCACGAACGAGTTTAAAAATGTCTTAAGGAATCCTGTAGTGATTGCTGCCAACCTTGACAAGAAGCAGTCCGACAGTGTAGAATAAATAGGAACACAATACGGGTTAAAAAACCATGGACCGAACATCCTTGATTAAGAAGATCCAATTTATTCTTTTTGATGATTATGATGAGAGTCTGGCAGTATTGAACGCCAAGTTCTTTGGTGGTTATTACAATCGTTTGACAGACGACCAACTATTAGAATACTATGAGAAATTGAAGTATGGAAGTAAAGATCTACAGCATCAATAATTGTAGATACTGTGATACACTGAAGTATGTTCTAACTCAATCAGGTATACCCTTTACTGAGGTGAAGGTTCGTAGACTGGTTGAGCAGGGAGATGGTATGCCTTTCGAGGAATATATTAATCTTGAACCAGACATTCCTTTGGCAAAGAAATGTATATTCCCTCAGGTTTATCTTGATGGAAAGTACATCGGCAACATGAAAGAAACCCTACATTATCTTCATAATGAAACTAAATAAAAGTGTAGAAACAATGACAAGGAGGAAGCGATCTCATGATCCTGATTTTGGAATTTCCTCCGAAAGAATTCTAAGGTTTAGGAACAAAGAGTATACCTTCCGACTTGATTTTTGGATCAAGGTCAAGAAAATTAAGGGAGAAGTCCAATGATTTCAGTTGCTCTGTTCTTTTCAGGATTCCTCATTCTTCTGTTCAGCGCAGTAGGTTTTGCGTTCGGATGGATGGGTAGAGAGTATTATGAGAATTCGATTGCTCATAATAGATTGTCGGATCACCCTGAACTAGTTGATGATAATGGTAATCCCATTCAAACAGACCTGTATTCTGTAAGATTTATTGTAGACGAAGATGAGGATGACTGATGATTCTTGTTGATATGAATCAGACCATGATCTCCAACTTGATGGCACAAATCAAGAGCACTGGAGATCTGGATGAAAACTTTATGAGGCACATGGTACTATCAAGTATCAAGTCCTATGAGAAAAGATTCTCTGCTGAGTATGGTGAGATGGTACTTTGTTACGATTCTCGTAAGTACTGGCGCAGAGAATACTTTCCTTATTACAAACAAAATAGAAAGAAAGATCGTGAAAAGTCTGGTCTTGACTGGAACAAGATCTTTGAATGCTTGAATGCTATTCGTGATGAGATCAGAGAACTATTTCCTTACAAAGTAATCGAAGTAGATGGTGCTGAGGCAGACGATGTTATCTCTGTGATGTGTAAGCATCATACTGATAGCAAAGTTCTGATCCTTTCTGGCGACAAAGATTTCGTACAGTTACAGAAGTATTCTCATGTAACTCAGTACAATCCTGTTCAGAAAAAATTTATTCAGTTCAATCGTCGTGAGGTTGCTGAGTTTATTAATGAACATGTACTGAAGGGTGATCGCTCTGATGGAATTCCAAATATTCTTTCGCCCGATGATACCTTTGTGACTGGTAAACGCCAGCGCCCATTGAGTAAAAAGGTTATCGCAAGTTTCATGGCAAATGATGCCCATGACATTTGTGATGAGGAGCAATATCGAAACCTTAAGAGAAACAGGATTTTAATTGACTTCGATTACATTCCAGAGTATCTTGAGCAGGAGATCGTTTCTCATTATGAAGGTCTAAATACCACTAGGAAGTCAGTCCCCCTAGAATATTTCAGGAAATATAAACTGAATGATCTGATGACTGAATTTTGTTTTACTAATAGTAATTTACCCTGGCTTAAAAAATGAAACTGTTAATTTCTGAAGTGCTCCAGAAGGTGAGCAATGCTAAAACCAAAGCAGAGAAGATCAAACTCCTTAAAGAATACAACACAGACACGCTCAGGATGCTCCTCATTTGGAACTTCGATGAAAGTGTGAAGAGTGCTGTTCCTGAAGGTGAAGTGCCCTTCACGCCGAACGAGGCGCCTGCTGGGACAGAGCATACTAAACTTGAGCATGAGTCCCGTCTGTTCTTCCACTTCATTGAGGGTGGTAATAATAATCTTACGAAGACTCGTCGTGAGCAAATGTTTATTCAAATGCTTGAGGGTCTTCATAAGGATGAGGCAGATATTGTTTGTCTCGTTAAGGATAAGAAACTGGGTAAGCGTTATAAGGTTACGAAAGCATGTGTGGCAGAAGCCTTTCCCCAGATTGTTTGGGGAGGGCGTTCCTGATGCATTTTCTTTTTAGAGATTGCGATCCCTCGGTTGCTCAAGATAGATCATTGCCTTATACGGCATACTTAGTTGAGTATCTACAGGATGGTATGACTAAATTTGATGTTGTCATGAGCGGTAAGCGTGTGGAAATTTTTGATCACTACTGGGATCTTTACCGCCATGATCTTATCAGTATAACTCAGAGTGAAGGACGAATGAATCCTAAACTCTATAATCCAAACCAAAATTCTAAAAAGAAAAAATAATCCCAGTGCTTACTCAGTTTTATTGGAGAACCATAATGCTTTCTACAAATTACCGTCTCAGATTAGAATTCATTTGTAAGTGTATTGCTAATGGTGAGGAGGTTAAACTTGAGGATATGATTTGGGCAGAAAAATTAGGTAAAGCAAACACCACTGCCCGAGAAATGCTCAAAACTGCTCGTCGTCAAGCAGCTAATCCAGAGATGGAGGAAGGAAGCATGGATGATTTTATGAATAGGATGGGACTAGGAGACCCCGACCCATCCAATCATCGAACGGGGTTTGAAAGTGCTGATGAGATTGTTGATTGGTTTAAACAAGATAAACCTGATGATTGGAGGCAACGCGATTGAAACAAGTAGTATTATATACAAACGGCAATCAAGAGTGTGATAGAATTAAAATGTTACTCAAGAGTCTCGGTGGTGAGTTCCTTGAGTATGAATTAAATAAAGATTTCACAATCAAGCAGTTCCATGCCGAGTTCGGTGTGGTAGAATTTCCACAGGTTGCCATAGACTACTCTCATGTGGGTGGTCTCAAGGAAACACTTCATTACTTACAGGATAAAGGGTTACTAACATGCTAAAAGATCAATACGCCATCGAAGATGGTGAACCACAACAAGATAAATGGAATCGCGGTGTCGATCTATTTGTTGAAAGCGTTCTTAAACCAGATCCGCAGTTAAGGCAGTGTGCCCACAATCAGAAGTGCTATCATGAACTCATGTGGGTTCGTGAGAATGTCCTTGAGTATTTGAAAACTATCCGACATTATTGAAATACCAGACAGCATAATCATTGAAATCAAATTCATGGACTATGCTGTTTGGAAATTCGTACTGCCCTACAAAATTTTTCCAGTCACAAGTCTTGACCGCGTTTATTAAATCGCGGAAGTTGCTAGTGTAATTATAATTTTGTGCTAAATCTTGTGCGTATTTCCAAAACTCTGTATCGTAATGTGATCCATAAGAATAGTGCCATAAAATCCATTGATGTACTTCTCTAACCTTAATGTCATAGATTTTCAGTGCTTTCATAGCTCTTTGTTCCCCATAGTACAGAGAGTTGAAAAAGAAATCTTCTATAAGAGTACCATACATTGGGGTGGCGCTAGACTCTAATGGCTCATAAAAGAATAATCTATTGCCATTCAATAAAGTCTTATTTTCTTTATCAAAATATTTTTTACTTAGATAATTTTTGAAAGGAACTTTATGAAGTGTTTCGACTCCGAACATTTCATGGAAGTTCTCTTCTGCTTTATTTGGATTTGTGATATCTTCATTGAAAACATATCCATAAGAATATCCATCATCAAGAGGAATTTTAAATGTCCATCCATCTTTTGTGGCAATATTTTCTGTCCATACCTCTGGAGGTCTAGGACCATTAGTTCTTGCCAGCAAACAACAGTTTACTGGACTAGTCATTTCCTCATAATCTTCCCAATTATTTACAGTCTTTCCACGACAATCAATAATTAAATCAAAATCATTTTTGATTTCTTCGGGGGTAACATTCTTTTCAACAAGAGTTACTAAATTTTTTGATAGGAAACATTCTCTCAATCTTTTTGGGTCGTAATGATATGACATTCCATTACCACCTAATTTGTATAATAAATTTTTATTTTTCTTAGCCCAATTTCTATAATAAAAACCAACCTTTGGTGTAATTCCTGCTGGATTTCCTAAATGCTCATCTGTTATTAATCTTCCTATAGCATATGAGACATTTAATGTAGTTCCTTGTCCTACTATTTCTGTGGGAACTTTTGAATCATGAAAAATAGTAATTAATGGATCTTCAATCTTATTAAATCTGTAAGTGTATATTGTCATCAGTGCTGATATAATACCAGCATTTCCACTGCCAATTATACCAATTTTACATCCATTTTTTCGTAGATTCATATCATACTAATAATCTGATGTATTTATTTCAACCCAAAAAACTTAAAATAAAATTAAATTGTATCACATTTTACAGTTTGACAGGTCTAAATATTTCTGGTATAATATGCCAGTCGTTCATTCGCTATTCGCAAATAGCGAACGCAAGTAAGTCGCGGAACGGAGCGTTCATCCTATGATTCTGCCAGTATTAGCATCAATGATGCTCACATGTGAGCAATTTGATTGGTTAAGGGAGGGGGTTTTTAGGTCAGAACTTCTGACACCATCAGAAAAACTAGATTTTATTTTTAGATTTGCTGATGGTACTGACCCAGAGTGTTTTAACATCGCAGATCCACAGGACGCAAACGACTGAAGGAACGGGAGACTTAAAACTCACCCTAGTATTTCAGGAGAAAACAAATGAGCCTTCTCAATCTTTATAGCAATAAGACTTCTTATCGTGGAGCTTCTTACGATCCTCACGCTAAGAAAGAAACCGAAGTTAGAACCTTCGTCGAGACCTACCGTGGGATCAAACACGAAGAAACTAAGGAGGTTGTAAAATGAAAAAAGTAGTTTCATCTAATTGGCTCTCTGTCATTAAGGCAAAGCAGATCAAAGATCAGAAATTACATAACGCTCAACTTTGTGCCGCAGGTCACTGCCCAACAAAGGTGAAGTAATGGAAGACTATACATATCACCACGATGATATGGATAAGGATAGCAGACCACCTGCTTGCTACCAACTAACATATAGGGGTTGTAAGTATTGGTCCTGCTATAGAATACACTTGCGAGAATGGTTTGAAGATTTACTATCTGTACAACCAATCTTCAATAAGAAGGGTTAACACCCTTCTTTTTTTGTGCTAAATAATAAGAAGGGTTCGCCCTTCACTTATCATGGAGTTATCATGGATAGAGATAGGTTAAAGCTAATAATTAAGAATCTAAAGTTACTAGTAGACTCATTAGAATCCGAAATATATTCAGACATAGAAGCGTATAAAGTAAACGACAGCAAATATAAAGTTATAGAGGATGACGACGACGGTTATCCAGATTGATTTGAGAGGAGGGCTTGACACCCTCCTTTTTTATTGCTAGAATAACTCTGTCCAGTTTGAAACTCAGAATGTTAGCTAAGCTTATTTCAGTAACTCCTGATGCGGAGAAGCACATGGCATACTGTGCCCGCGTCAGCAATCCAGCGAA